CATACAATCCGCTGTTCTTGCTTGAAGGAGCGCGCACAGGGCTAGACTTTGCTTTGCTTTTCATGGCGCCACCAGCGGCATTGCCTTTAGCGCGCATCATCATGCCATTCATGGCGCCACCAGTGGCTTTGCCCTTAGCTTTCATCATCATAGCGCCACCATTAGCTTTGCCTTTAGCGCGCATCATCATACCGCCACCGGATCTTTTTTTCTGCGGCTTAGCTGTTTGCTTCATGGCACTCATTTCTTTGTCTGAAATCGCGCCCTTTACTGTTTTTCTCATAGCTTCCATGGCTTTCTTCATGCCTCCACCAGAAGCTCCAGCTCCAGTAAGCGCCTCTTTCATAGCCTTTAATTCTTTATCAGAAACAGATCCGGTAACGTCCATCTCTCCCATAAGAATTTTTAACTTTGGAATTTTCTTTTCGCTTGCCATAAATTTCTCCTAAGTGCGTGGCACTTTTACTGTCTTACGTTTACTTTGCATCATAGCTCCGCAACCACGAGGTTGCATTTCTACCAATCCGCCACCATTCAAGTTACGCGCAATTGCTTCGCCGCGCTTACGCTCATACTTAGAAATTTGTCCATCATTGTTTAAATCAGACTTTTTAGCATCGAACTTTACGTCACCGCCATCGCGCTTTTTCATAAGATCTGCATCCGCTTTTCGAGCGCCCCCTTTCCCTGTAGCAAAGGACTTAACCCGTCCACAAGCCCACGCTCCAGCAGGGACATTACGGCTACCAGAAGAATAATAAGCACCCAATCCACGCTTGTATACTTTGTTAAGCTTGCTTGTCGACATTCCCGATGACTTAGCGTGTTTTTTAACGCAAGCCGGAGTTCCCGAACTTTTTGTAGCTGAGCCGCCTTTCTTCATGCCACGAGCCGCTCGCTCTTTTGAAATACGGTCCATTTCTGCTTTGGTTAAAGTACCCTCTTTGGCTTTTTTAGCCGTGCGCTTCATCTCAGCCTCTTTAGCTTTTGCTTGCGCAGGGCTTAGACCTGAAAGATATTTAAGCGGAGTACCACTATCGTTTTTAGGCACTCGCGCAAATCTACGGGCCATTATCTACGCCCTCCTCTATAGCCGGGAGGAAAAGCCGATACCCTTGGCTGTACCTGAGGCTGTGGCTTGATGCCTGCGGTAGTACGGTTTGCCATGCTTTCCTTAATCATGCGCTGTACGGCGTCTGGGCTGAGTCCCTTCAACGGATTGATTTGACCACGCAGTTCGCCAATCTGTTGTCGTATGCCACCTAAATCTACGTCAGGAATATCAATACTTTCTCGCACACGTCGCGCAATAGCGTCTTGATCTATGGTGGGCCGCTCGTCAAATCGACCGCGAAGCTCAGCAAGACGCTCCTGTAGGGGATCTATGCGACCACGTAGCTCTTCGCCTTGTCGGGCTTGCTCTTCTCGTAAGGTACCTAATTCTCTGAGTCGTTCTTCGTCGCGCGCTCTTTCCCTTATGCTTGCTTCGCTTATCTGTCTATCCCGTTCGGCCCGAAACCTTTCACTTTCTTCTTGTAAGCGCCTAATTACGTCAGGGTCCATTCGGGGGCCAACCTCTCTAAACTGACCGCGTAACTCTTCAATCTGTCTTTGTACATCTGGGTTAGTTCCGGTGGTTTGATTGGCGTCTATACCCTCTGCAACCCTGCGGCGTATATCTTCGATGTCGATGTTAGGCAATCCCTCAAGGCGACCGCGTAAGTTACCAATCTGCTCACTAATGGAGGACGGATCAAACTGCTGTCTAAACTGCGCGACTGATTCGCGGACACTATTGACCCGCTCCTCTACCGGCGTAAGGCGCTGGTTAAGTTCTGCGCGTAAGCCAGCAATTTCTTGCTCAGGGGCGCCAGCATCAATACTGTCTTGAATCCGGCGCTGTAATGACTCAATGTCTACCCGCTCTTGTTCTGGGAGCTGGCTAATAATTTGTTGCCGTATTGCATCAACATCAATATCAGGCAGTGCGCCGACCTGACCACGTAGTTCACCTATCTGCTCGGCAACACTGCCACGAGACTCTTGTAGTCCCTGCAACTGCTCCTCAACGGGGCGAATCCGGTTCTGTAGCTCTTGACGTAAGGCGTCAATTTGCTCAGGCGGTGCACCACGGTCAATGCTCTCTTGAATCTGTCGGCGTAAGTTTTCTACGTCTACCTGCTCTGGTTCTGGCAAAAGACGCATCACTTCATCACGGATTTGCGTGACGTCAGGAAACTCTTGTTGCGCAACTGACAACACTTCGCCGGTAATTTCTCGACGTAGGGCGTCAATGTCTATTTGCTCTGGTATCTCACCTAAGATGTCTTGACGCAACTGAGAGCCAAAAGCATCGAGATCTGGGCCTTCTTGCCCTTCCAGCGCCGCAATGCGATCCATGAGTGCCTGACGTTCTGAGGCCGCCATGTCTGTTTGCTGTTGTGCTTGTTGCTGTGCCGCCTCTTGGGCCGACTGAATCTGTTGTGCGAACTGATCGTACTGCGCCTGTATACCGGGTTGTTGCGCCTGTAACTGCGCAAGTCCACCAGCACCGCCGGGATCACTATAGCTATAAGATGGCATATCCGTGCTGGGCATGGATGTTTCTGGGCGCGCACCTCGGTCAAACGCTGGTCGATTCATTAGGAAACTACTAGCGCCCTCATAAGGACTTTGCCCTGACGAATACTCCTGAAAAGACCGAGACATTAGGTTGTCGTAAGTGCCTGCTCCGGGAGCGCCAAATAAGTCATCACTTGTACCCATAGGCGGCGGAGGCATAGGTCCGCCCGTCATGGGTGGTGGTGCGGCAATGGGTGCCTGCTTAATCGGCGTCAGACTAGGGTCTTGACGCGGTGGCTTCTCATCACGATCGTCGACGCCGTTGTTGTTAGCGTCAATAAACTGCATGGTACGAGCACCGCCAGTTGGTAACTGCCCCGGTGACATACCGCCCTCACCGGGAGTAAACGGCCCAGAAGGCATTCCGGGTATTTGCATAATCGGTGGGCTTTGATAACGATTTTTCGTGGGCGGTAGCATTTTCATATCATCACCAATTCTTACACGACCAATACGCCGCCGTGAAAACGTCCTTTTTTTGCTCTACCGCATCGCAGTTGTGGCGAGCGCGGAAGCTCTTACGTCGCTCTGGATTACTCTTTTTGATGGTCATGTTGGAGTCACCGAAGCGAACCATTTTGACCTGATCACCTTTTTTGGCTAAGACCTTGAATTTTTTAGGTCCTCCGCTTGTGCGGACGGGCTGGTTATAGCCGGGAAAAGACTCACCTCGGTAGGTGAGTCTCCCGCCTTCAGTCCGATTTACGTCTTTTGTATCAGCCATAAGTTTTCAAAAGCTCTAAGATCACCGTATAGGTATCACCTGAAGACGCACCGATTGTAGTAAATTTTACATCCCCAGTTTTACCTGAACCAGCGTCGTTAGGTATAGCACTGAAAGCCGAATAATCGTGCATACCATTAGAGTCGGGCGACAATCCAATAATAAGAGTGTCTGTAGTTGCGTCGTTAAGCAACTCAACGCCCATGCCCACACACTGCCACCAAATGCGAGCGACAGCGACCTCCGTGCAAGAATCTCCACGGCTATTTTTACTTAAGGCGCTTACATCCACCTTAGTGATCGCCGACTCACCAGTGCCGTCAGATATGTTTGTAAACTTCAAAACGGCCTTCCGCTCACCATCCTGAATTGTTTGTGATGTGATTGTGTCTGCCATTTTTAAGCTCCTACTTTATAAATTAAGCATCAGCAAAAGGAGTGACAATTGTGCCTGATCCAATCAGCAACGAGTCATGAACGAGATATGTTGTCGTATCTATTGCAGTGACTTTAATCACGCTCCCCACAATACCACCCTTTGTAGAGCCGTTCATGGTTATGACGTCATTAGATGCGCCGGGAACAAAAGCTTTTTTTGTGCTGTCATTGATAGCCACTATGACAGCGCCAACAAATTTATCAGTTCCGTCTGTTTTGATGTCTAAATCAGTGGCGGCAGTTTCTACATAAAAGAAGAAAGAGGCGCCAATATTGTTGGCTTGATCGGGCGACGTAGAGTCGGAAGGAGTCGTTGAAGATATTGAAGGCAACGTAAACTTACCGTCTGCATCGTTGAGCAAGATAATTTTTCCTGCATGAGACGCCACGTTGAGTGTTGTGTCGGCAGACAGACTGACACTGCTATTTACACCTGCTGTAATGAATCCAGCTAGGGACTTGATGGGTCCAGAAAAAGTTGTTTGAGCCATGATTATCACCTCTTACGAAAGGATTCGCCTTATTGTCTTCGTAACGTCCGCTGAGTCGGTCAATAAGGCTAGTTTATCTCAGATTAAGGGTACTGTACGTGAATATATAAGCAAAAAAAAGGGGGCCATTGGCCCCCAGAGTCCCACACTAAAGTTTACGCACCTTGTGATCCGTAGATACCTCTCCAGTCAGAGAATCCGAACGAATAACGCTCACGCGCCTTGTATCGGATGTTACCTGTGCTGAAGTCAGGCTCCATTGACGTCTCCATCGCAGTACGCTGGAACATCTTGAGGCCTTCACCAGACTCGGTAACAGACGTCAAGAGGAAGTATGCGTCGGGGTCAGTCAGGTAATGGTTTACCGTGTAACCGCCGGGCAATACGCCAGTGTTGCGAATGGCGTTGATGTCGTTGTCAGCCGTGCCAACACGCTGTTGCGAGTTGAGGATACGGTCAGCAACGAAAACCAACTGAGGTGGTACAACCAGCTTAGTCGCTTGTACTGAAATGGTCAGACCACGATCGTCAGTGAAAGTGCTGATATCGATCAGCGAATCTTCCAATGAAGTCTCGTTCAAGTCAGCCATAGTAGTAGCGCGGTTTGCTAGAGTGCCGCCACCAGCCAATGGGTGTGCTGTTGAGATCAAAGGCTGACCGTCACCACCAGCGAAGCTAGTGTTGAAGGCGTTGTTAAGAACGTCAGCGCCCTTAACTTCCTTGGTGTTAGCCATTGATCGAGCCAATGCCTTAACGTAACGACGGCCCAGTGAGTCGTAAAGGTTGTCCTCTACTGCCTCGTCCGTCAGCGAAAACGCTAGTGCGATGGTGTCGTGAGTGTAACGAGCAGTGAAGCCCTCTGACGCAGTGTCAAAAGATACACCCTGACCTTCGGTCTTGACAGGTGCACTTCCGAAGCCTGTGATCAGAAC